CGCATGGCTGAGGCCATGCGCCGTCTGCATATCAGGGAGGAAAGGAAGGGAAAGAATTTAGTTGGGCAGGTATTCCAGGGGGTCAACAGTGGAGCCGTCCAGCGACATGCTGAAGTGCAGATGGCTGGCCAGGGCGCTCTCGGCGATGGCGGTGCCGCCCACCGAGCCCAGCACGGAGCCGGCGCCAACCGTGTCGCCCACCGCCACCGTGGGTACGGAGGCCAGGTTGGCGTAAGTGCTGGTCAGTCCGCCGCCGTGCTCCACCACAACGGTGGTGCCCATCATGGCGTCCTGGAGGACGGCGGTGACCGTCCCCGCGGCGGCCGCCTTGACCTCAGTACCGGCGGCGGAGGCGATGTCCAGACCGTCGTGGGTGCGCCAGTCGTCCATGGTGGGATTGTAGGAGAGCACCTCCAGGCTGTAGTCCGTCAGAATATCTCCCTGTACCGGCCAGGTAAAGACGGTGGGGGCAGCCTGTGGAGTGGGCTGGGGCGTGGCCGACGGCATCGCCGAGGGCGTGGCCGCCGGTACAGCCGGGGACGCAGGGACGGTGTGCTCCGGCGCAGGGGTGGCCGCCGGGCGGTTCATGAGGCCCGCGTCCACCGGCGTGGGCCGGGGAGAGGGGGTGACGGTGATCTGGGCGGTGCCCGCCACGGGGGCGTCCGGCTCATCCGGGGTGAGAGAGGAAAAGAGATAATAGCCCGAAATTCCTATTGCGGCGACGCAGAGGAACAGGACTATGTAGAAGCCCTTGCCCTCCAGAAAGTCGCCCATTCGTTTTAAGAATGGTTTTTTCATGCTGTTTAGCACCTCCGAGCCTATTGTGGACAGGCCTGGGCTTGGATATACATGGAAAACAAAAAAATTTCCCTTGACCTTCCACGGGGTGCAGGGTGTATTAAGAGAACGGCGATTTAAGAAAATTTTAACCAGGTGCGGCTCTGGAGTGACTGGAACTCTAGGCGTGTAGGCAAAAAATGATACTAGCTCGTTACTAATACGTTACTAACGGCGGATTCCTGGTGATTTTGTCAGGCCAGCTTTTTCACCTCTTTGGCGAGATCGGCGGGGGTGGGATGAATGTAGGTGGCGGTGACATTTCCCTTGAGGGAGTGCCCCAGGAGTAGCTTCACCTTGATCTCGTCCACTCCGGCACGGCTTAGAAGGGTGGCGAAGGTATGGCGGCACCAGTGCGGGGTGGCCTCTGGTATGCCGAGCTGCTCTACCACTGGGGTAAACACCGAGATGCGGTAACGGTCGGAGGACATGCCTTTTTCCGCTGACAGCCATTGTTGCACGTAGGCGGAGATCTTGGGGTGGATCGGGATAATCCGGTCACGGCCTGCCGCGCTTTTCACGCCGCACTGGAGGTAGCCGCCATCCTCGGAGCGGTAAGCGAAGGGGGTAAGGGACAAGAACTCGCTGATGCGCAAGCCGGTATAGCACAGAACCATGGCCTCTGATGCGCCGGGAAACCCGGCCCTCGCCAGCTCCTCCAATTTGGCAAGCTGGAGATCATTGAGCGCCCCCTTTTTGACCTTGATGTCGACGGTGGGGATATCTAAATACCGGGAGTAATCCTTCCCAATAATATCACGTTTCATGGCGTAGGCGTGCAATGCGCGGATCAAAATTGCATCGTTATTGATGCTGGACTGGGAGCGGCCCTCGTCCTCACCCTCGTCCAGGATGGCCTGCCACTCGTCCAGGGTAACGCTGCGCATTTTACGGGCGGCGTAGCGAGAGACACGCTGGTTCCAGGATGCCTTGTGGGAGGCAACAGAGGATTTCCCGCTCCTGGGGTACTCCCGCTCCGACCAGGCGGTATAGACCTGTTCCACGGTCCAGGAGAGCATATCCGCACTGGGGGTCTGCCCGGCGGCAGCCTTGCGGTTATACTCCTCCAGCGCCTCCTGGGCTTCCTGGAGCTTGGCGTGGTAGCTCAGCGCCACCTGGCGCACATAGCCGTCTTTATCCCTGGCGGAGATCTTCACAAGATAGGGGCGCCGGCGGTTGCCTGAGAGCTTTACAATGGAGCCGGTGCCGTTTGCACGTCGCATGAGTAGCCCCCCTTATTTTTTGGCATGGCTGACAATCATCTCGGGCGGATTTAGGCCCCAGGAGACTTGCAGGGCGCTGTCCTGCCCCAAAATGAGTTCCCGGCTGTAGACACCGCACTCCACCCGAACGAGGCAAGAAGGGGCCTCCAGAGACGCAGAGACGCTGCCGCCGGGCCCTATACTGCCCAGGGGCTGCCCGTCCACGTAGACGGAGACGCCGGTGCTGGCGAGTTCATTGTTGACCTGCATTACGGTGATTTTCATGGCGTTTACTCCTTGGCATAATACAAATGTTCGATTCTAGGCGTTTTAAGAGACCGGGGCCGTGGCCCCGGCTCTTTGCTATTCTCCGTAATGTGTGCGGCACTGGGCAATCTCAATGCGCCCGTCCCGTATGCGGTAGACCAACCGGTGGGTGTCATCAATACGGCGGCTCCACCAGCCAGATAGGTCTCCCTTTAAAGGCTCTGGCTTGCCGATGCCGTCATAGCCACTGCGGTCGATATCCTTGAGCAGTTGATTGATCCGCTTGAGCAGTTTCTTGTCCTGTTGCTGCCAGTAGAGATAATCTGCCCACGCCTCATCCTGCCATAGCTTATTCATCCTCCACCTCGATCAGCTCGTGGGCTTTGCCATTGCCAGCGTCCAGATCGGCGATGGCCCGGCGCAGGTGGGCCTGGTTGGTGGCGGAGTAGAAGGGATCCATCCGTACCTCGAAGGGCAGGCCGTGGCAGTACAGACACTGCTTGAGGAACATGGTGGTGGCGGTGGTCATGTTCAGGCCAAGGTCATTAAACAGGTTCTCGGCATCCTTCTTCAGGTTGTCATCAATGCGGATGTTGATGTTTGCCATACTATCATCTCCTTTGTGTATAGTATAGCATATGTGCGCACAATGTCAACACGGGTTGAAAGGTAAGATGTATCCAAATTGGACACGCTTATACGGACCCTTTGCCGTTATAGATATCGTTGCAGTACTTCGGTCAGAGTGTCCTTATAATTTCTGAGTTCATAAATATCAGATAGTGTAAATTTACGTTCTTTTTTGTTTTCGTCCGGGACAATCAAGGTTTTTTGATTGTCTGTCAGGCGAAGACGGCAAATCCATTTTCTGATGTTGCCCTTATACAGGATATTGATGTAAGACTCGGTATCCTTATATGTAATCTCATGGATGTCCACAAGGTCTGTAAACAAATTTTTTATAATGAAAAATGCCTCAAGTTCCTCCTCCGTTGTAACAATATTGGGGATTCGCTTCTCTTGCTCGACGGAATCTTCAGAAGGAGAAGGAATATCGTCAACGGGCTTTTGCTCGATAACGGAAACACTTCCACCGGAGCCGCCCAGGGCAGTTTTGATCTTATCATTCATCATCTCACTGATGAGGTCATTGAGGGCTTTCCGAAGGACAGGACGGAATTTTTCAATAACATTTTGTGTTTTTGGGCCAGAGTAGCAGCCTTGGAGGAAAAAGCGAATAAAGTCATCCGCAGGGGTATCCAGTTGTTCCGTAAAGACGCGCTTAAATTCATGGACGTACTTTAACTCAGATGCTGTACTAAAAATAGAATCAATATCAAAGACCGACTTTGAAAATTTCTTGAGTTCGGGAACCTGGTTCTCACGAACGTCCAAAATATTGATTGTCAGGAAGGGATCATCATCCATTTTGTTTGGGCTGTCCAGATCCGTATAGAAGCGATAGATAATACCGTTGGTGAGAATTGCAAACTTTGCTGTGGTGGTACCAAAATAGCGGAAGAGCTGAGAGTCATGCCGATCCAGATTTTCAGAAATGGACTTGCACTCAATGAGGATGACAGGCTGACCATCTCTGATGATTGCATAGTCAACTTTTTCACCCTTCTTTATCCCAACATCTGCGGTAAACTCAGGGACGAACTCTTGAGGATTGAACACGTCATAGCCGAGCATGGAGAAAAAAGGCATAATGATCGCAGTCTTCGTAGCCTCTTCGGTCTGAATGGAGTCCTTCATGCTCTCGACACGCTTTGAAAATTGCTTTAACTGATCGATAAAGTCCATAATCTGCGCTCCTCTTCTCCAATGTAAATGTGTCCAAGTTGGACACATTCATAAGTATTGATCCACCGCAAGGTTACCATGCTTATACCAGCAGATGGCCTTGCGGACAAGATCCTCAGTAACACCGAAACGCTCGGCTAGATCCCAGACCTCTGTGCAGCCTTCGTGCGCGGCGGCCTCCAGAGCGTCCAGGGGAAGGAACTGCTCGATTTCCCACTTGTCGGCCCGGTTCTCATGCTTTTTCTTTATATCGCAGGCCGCCCAGCGGTTATAGAAGCTGTAGGTCATACAATGACCTACCTCGTGGCCCAGGGTGGTGAACTCGTCTGCTACAGTCTCGAATTTCCACGGGTCCAGCGCGATCGCACGCCGGTCAAGCGATGGAATGAAAATCGAGAAGGACTTGGTGAAGGGCATGGTGTACCAATCTACATCAATCCCCTGGTCCACGGCATAATCATAGAGCTCATAAAGATTCATTCCTGATCTTTCTTTTTCCTCCACTGTTCGGCCTTGAACCTGGCGTATTCGTACACATCATCCCACAGGGCGTCTCTCTCCTCGGGGCTCATATCCATGTCCCCGCCAATGAATGCCGCCATGATGGCATCACGATCTAGCTCATCCCCATTCTTCGGAGCGGGGGCGGGCTCTTTTTTTTCTCCAGTCAAAATATATTCAACTGGCATATCAATTACTTTTGCAATCTGGGGTAAATATTTTGTGTAGGACTTTGAGCGGCCTGTTTTCCAGGCGCTTACCGTTTTATCGGTTGTCCCCAGGGCCTGAGCAAATGCTTTTTGTTCAAGCCCCATTTCTTTAAGCCGATAAAAAATGCGCTCAAGATCTGGACTCACATGCACCCACCGTCCTTTTTGCTAAATCTTAGATATTTAGATTATGCGCTTTGCACAATCTTGAGTATTCTCGTAAAATAAGATTGACAATCTCGAAAAACGAGATTATGATTTAACCACAGGTAAACCAGAGGGCGCGGCAACGCCCCAGCAGACTGGGAAGGGGGTGCTCATATGCTCACAGAGGAAGCGAATATAGGAATTACACAGGAGGCTGTCACCTGTGCAGCCAGACATTTCGTTGCCGCTCATGAAAGTGCCGCAACTGAGATACCTGTCAAATTTGGTGATATCTGTGTGGGTTGTAGGTATGCGAAAACCTGCCTAGGCGACTGGTTAAGGGCGGCGGCCCCAATTTTTGAGGCCGCCCAAGTGTTTCCAACTTTGCTCCGAAATGATCAGTGACCAGCACCATGGAGCAGCGGGCATGCCCGGCCATCTGCGCCATTTCTACTACACCCATATTCCTGTGCATGGGAACAGGCATAGGCGATTACCTTGTCGCTGGGCGGCAGTCCGCCGCCGAGCTGGATACGCTCTACGGTCACGGTAATCATTTGCTGGCTGTTTGTTTCCGGACAAAGTCCAGACACTGTCTTTCGCATGTGAAACACCTCCTTTCTCCGCCCCAATATTACCATAGGGGTGGAGAGAGGACAAGGGCGCGGCAACGCCCACAGACAAAGATTGGGGAATGATAAAGATGTTTTTGCGTCCAGAGCCTGATGTACCTATTCGAGTCCTTGATATAGGATTTCCTGCTAGGAACCCCGATGCCGCCCTTGTTGAGAGGCAGAATAAGCGACATCCCGGTGGAGACGGGCAGAAAAGTCGGCGAGATATCCGGTCAATTCATGTATGTCTGGGGTGCCAGACTGCCGATAGGAAAGAGCCATCTTTGTCAGTAGCTGTAAGTGGTGTGATATTTCTGCGGACGCATAAAGCGCAGCGGTATGGGTGGCAACGACCAAAGAAGTGCCTCCAGTTGGAGGATCGTTGTAGACATAACGTACTAAGGCATCAAAGTACTGCTCATAAGCATCGGACATCTTCTGAAAATAGGCCGCTTTTAACTGAGAGGCCCGCTCATGGTAAGCGGTGAACACGACACCGAGAACAGAAATAATAGCTACTACATAGGGGGCAAGTTCCTCTGCCAAAGTTAAAAGGGTAGTAGGCACGTCAATCACATCCGCTTACATTACACTTCTAGTCAAATTTATCATACCACATCGAACAGTCTCGGACAACACCAAATTTGGAGGGGGTGAAGAGGTGAGGATCTGCGAGTTGATGGAGCAGAGGGGCATCCAGCGCATCCAGTTGGCCGACGCCATGGGAGTATCGCCTTCCTGCATCACCAAATGGGTGCAGGGGACGGCGCTGCCAAGCGCCGACAAGCTGCCCCGGCTGGCCGCCGTCCTGCAATGCAGCATCGACGCCCTCTACGGCTCCGAGCCGCCTGGGGGCGGAACCGGGGCCGCAAGCTGAGAAAGGAGTTACTTATGTTTTGCACACCGGAGCAGCGGCAGATTGGCCGCTGGATTGAGAACCATTATGACATTGACAAGGTGCAGTGCGCCGAGATAGTCACCAAGAACGCGGTGCGCCTGACCCTCCGGGGCCACGAGCCCACCATCCTGATCCTCCGCCAGAATGGGCGGATGGACCAGATTCCCGAGGCGGCGCTTTTCGAGGCGGCCGTCTGACCTCATGCCAATATTGTACCCCCAGGGAGGAGTGATTACCATGCCGCAAGACAGGCGGAATATCTACAAAATCGCCCGCGAGGCGAAGGGGTTGACCCAGGAAGCAGCCGCGGAAAAGCTGGGGATCTCGGACAGCTCCATCCGGGCCTATGAGACCGGCCAGCGCATCCCGCCCCCGGAGGTGGTGGACCTGATGGTCATTGCCTACGACAGCCAGCTCCTGGGCATCCAGCACCTGCGGGCCAGCGCCGACATGGCGCGGAGCATCGTGCCGGATATCCGAGAGGTGCGGCTCCCGGAGGCCATCATGGAGCTGCTAGACCGGGTATATGGCTTTGTGGACGCCCACCGGGACCGGGAGCTGCTGCGCATCGGCAAGGACGGCATTATCGACGATCAGGAGCGCCCCATCTTCGATGCCATCGTGGCGGAGCTGGGCGACTTGGTGGAGGCCGCCATGGCCGTGCGCTACGCCAAGCAGGGACATCTTGAGGAGGGTGTAAAGTGAAAAAGACAACCAAACGGCCGCTCACGGACGAGGAGATCATGGCGTATGACAACGTGCCGATTGATGTGGCGGCCCGATACATAGGCTGGTCGTCCTCCACCATCTACCGCGCCCTGCGGGAAGAGCGGGCACCCTTCGGTTTTGCCGTTTGCAGCGGGGAGGCAGGGACGTGGACATACAACATCAGCCCCGGCCTCCTGGTGAAGTACAAGAGGGGAGACCTGCCCACCTACCGCCTCCGAGAGCTGGAGGAGGTCATGGTGCGTCACGTCCAAGAGGCGCTGGATCTGCGGCTGGCCGGAGTGTCGGCGCTCATGGGGAAGGTGCTGAGCGCATGAGCATGATACGGCTGGAGCTCAGCAATCGGGACTATAACACCATCGCGGAAGCCCTGTTGGAAAGCGCCCTGGACTGGGAGCACGCCGCGGACGAGCTGGGGCGTCTGCACCAGTTTTGCGCCCGGACAGGGGACCCGGCCTACGGGGCCAAGCTGGCCCGGTTGGACCGGGAACAGTACCGCCATAGGCGTCTCGCCCGGCGCAGGCGGGCCGTACTGGAGCGCCTGCGGAAACAGAAGGAGGCAGCATCATGCTGATGGAGCTGGATTATGAGGCCGTGTCGGCGCTAGAGTCGGCGCTGATCGTGGCAGAGGACAGCAAGATGCGAGATGCCAAGGACTGGGCCAATATCGCCGAGTCCTTGGGGGCATCGGAACAGCGCCGGGCGGCGGATAATCTGGCGGCGTTTTGCAGGGGACAGGCTGACCGCTACCGTAAGGCCATGGATGCCCTACAGAGGGCAAAAAAAGGCCCCAGTCGCTCGGACACAGCGACCAGGGCCTAACGTGAAGACACCTGTATTATAGCACACAATTTTGAGTTACACAAGGGGGTGGTGCGCCTTGATGGAGTTTCACTTCAACGCAGAGCTGGCCAAGCAGTACGGCGTGGATGGAGCGATTTTCCTCCACTGCATGGCGTTCTGGGTGGCTAAGAACCGGGCCAACGGGCGGCACTACCATGAGGGGCGGTATTGGACCTACAACACACTGGAGGCCCTGTCCAAGCTGTTCCCCTTTTGGTCCCGCCGTCAGTTGGAACGCATCATAAACGGGCTCAAGGAGGCCGGAGCCCTCCTGGCCGGAAATTTCAGCGAGGACAGGACCGACCGCACCCGCTGGTATGCCCTGGCTGATTGCATCCTGGAGGTCTATGGGGAAAGTGAGCCGCCCATTTCACGAAATGGTGAAATGCATTTCACCGATCGGGGACAGCCATTTCACGAAACGGTGAAATGTAATAAGGAAACAGTTACTTACCAGATAGATCCCCCTAAGCCCCCCAAAGGGGGCCGGAGGGGAAGTGCAGAGCTGGATGGGGCAGTCAAGTCCCTACTGGCGGAGTACGCTGCCGGAGACACGGAGCTGGCCGAGGCCTTGGATGCCCTGATGGAGATCCGGGCGGCGAAAAAGGCGGTGGACTCCACCCGGGCGGTGACCACTCTGCTCAACCGGCTAAACCGCCTGTCAGACAATTCGCGGGAAGTAAAGCTCCAGATCCTGGAGCAGTCCGTGACCAACAGTTGGAAGGGCATTTTCCCGCTGAAAGGCGGACAGGGCCCAACGAGAAAGGAGCCAAAACGATATGTCGAATAACACCCCGGAGCTCAGCGATGTGCTGCTCTACGACCCCGGCTATCTGAACCCTGAACTGCCCACCGGATTCTGGTTCTGCGCTGACCCGGAGGACGTGCTGGCCGTCCAGATCAACGCCGGATGCCTGCGGGCTTCGGCGGGCTGGGAGGCATTGAGCCGCCACGAGCGGTTTTTCCTCCAATTTTGCTACGTGCTGGTAGTCTGCGGGGACCCGGAGAAGCGGGCGGTCATGGTGCGGGAGTTGCGCCAGCGCCTGCCCAATGTCATCCTGCTGGCCGTGGAGGACAAGGGATTCTGCCGGTGCAACTCCGTGCGGGACCTCCGGGCCACCTGCGGACTGCGGGCGGTGGAGCGGATGCTCCTGGAGGCGGTGGAGATCCCAGCCTACGGCCTCCTGGACCTGGCGGACGTAAGCGCGCCGGACGTGTCCAAACTGGACAAGGTGCTCTTCGGCATCTCCAACCTGGACCGGGCCACGGGCGGGGCCGTCATGGGGGAGCTGTCCGTCTGGACGGGCAAGCGGGGCGAGGGCAAGAGCACCCTGCTGGACCAGTTTCTGCTGGAGGCCATCGACCAGGGGCAGCCGGTGTGCGCTTACTCCGGTGAGCTCCCCGCCTGGAAATTCAAATACTGGGCGTCTCTCCAGGCGGCGGGCCCCAAAAACCTCCAGGTCCGCAAAGACCAGTTGAGCGGCCGAGAGATTCCGCACCCGACCCCTTTCGCCCAGCAGATGATCGACGAGTGGTGGCGGGGACGGTTCCTGCTCTACGACATCGGCACCAGCACCTACCACGACGCCGCCAATATCCTGCGGGTGTTCCGCTACGCCCACCGGCGCTATGGGGCCAAGGTCTACCTGGTGGACAACCTCATGACCGCCCGCTTCCGGGGGAACGACCGGGACTTCTACCGGGCGCAATCGGAGTTTGTTGCGGAGCTGGCCTCCTTTGCCCATGATAACAACGTCCACGTCCATCTGGTCGCCCACCCGCGCAAAACTGACCGCATCTCAGATTCGGACGAGGTGGCCGGCATCGGGGACGTGACCAATCTGGCGGACAACGTCTACGTCCTGGAGAAGGAGGAGCGGGAGGACCGCCAGCAGGATTCGGTGCTTACGATCCTCAAAAACCGCTTTTTCGGGGAGCGGGGCCGGAGCATTGGCCTGAACTTCGAGCGAAGAAGCAAGCGGTTTTACAAGTCGGGGACGGGCAACCCGGACAAGGTGTACGGCTGGGCGCTGAGCGGGCGTCAGGCAGTTGTGGATTTGCCGGAGGGCGGAGAGGACCCGTTCCCGTAAGCGGAAGGAGGGCGTGCAGATGGAGAAGCGGCGGCTGGAGCTGATTGAGGCGGAGTGCCGCCGGCATGCCGCCCTGGCACGGGTGGACGCGGCCCGCCGGGCCGAGCATGAGGAGGTGGCGGAGGCCCTGGCGTGGGCGCTGCGCCACCTCGGGAAGGAGGAGCCCATATGCGTATCGGTGAGGCGTACACCTTTGTCCCCGCCGCCTTCGGCGCGGAAATTGGGGGCAAGGACACAAAAACCATCCCCCGGCGGGTGACCGGGCATATTGAGTACATCAACCGGGCCCACCGCTACTTCACCGTCCGGGTGGACACCGGGCGGGGAATCCTGCGGGAGAGCTTCAAATTTTAAACTGGAAGGACGATAAACGTGAAGACAATCGCCATTGTAAACCTGAAGGGCGGCGTCGGAAAGACCGTCACCGCCGTCAATGTGGCCGCCATCCTGGCCACCGAGTACGGCCAGCGGGTGCTGCTCATTGATGCAGACCCCCAGGCCAACGCCACCCAGTCTTTGCTCCCGCCGGGGGAGTACAACACCCTGGCGGGGCTGCTGACCATACCGGACGCCTACTACGACGACCTGCTGTATCACAGCAGCATCCGGGGCCTGGACGTATTGCCGGCCGACGACGAGCTGCGCAACCTGGACGTGGATCTGCTCCAGGGGGAGCGGCCCAACCTGCGGGCCATCCGTGACCTGCGGGACGCGGTGGCGGAGGATGACGCCTACGACTGCATCGTGATTGACTGCCCACCCGCGCTGTCCCCAGCCTGCGCGGCGGCCATCGCCGCCTCTACCGACGTGGTCATCCCCATCAAAGTAGACGCTTACTCGGTCCGAGGCATGAATGAGCTGACAGCCCAGATTGACCGCCTGCGGAGCATCTACCCGGACGTGCATGTGGCGGGCTGCCTGCCCACCATGTGGTACCGCTCGGACACGGTGGAGCAGGGGGAGCGGCTGCTCCAGGAGCAGGCCCCGGTCCATGTCTTTGCCAGCCACATCCGGCGCAGCCCCAAGGTGGACGAGTCCACCTGGACGGGGGAGCCGGTGGTGAGCTGGTCGCCCCGTTCCGCGGCGGCCCAGGATTACCGGGCCTTCGTGGCAGAGTTCCTGGAAGAGGGGGCGGGCGAATGAGCCGGTTTGATATCACCCAGGCTTTCCAGCAGGCTGTCCGGCCTCAGGGGGAGCGTACCATTGAGGCCATCACCGGGGATATCCTGGAGGCCAAACGCAGAGGCGGCGAGGCCATCCTCACCATCGGCCGGTGCCTGATCGAAGCTAAAGAGCTGCTCCCCCACGGGGAGTGGCTGCCCTGGCTCAATGAGCAGGCAGAACTGCCGGAGAGAACGGCTCAGAAGTTTATGAGACTGGCTCGTGAATGGTCAAATCCGAATACGTTGGCGGATTTGGGTGCCTCCAAGGCGCTGATGCTCCTAGCCCTGCCGCCAGAGGAGCGGGAGCAGTTTGAGACGGAGCACAATGTCATCGACATGAGCGCCCGCCAGCTGAGACAGGCGCTGAAAGGCCGGGACGAGGCGCAGAAGGCCGCCGAGCAGGCCAAGGCTGACGCGGCAGTTGCCGAACAGGCCCGGGCCAAAATGGAACAGGATATGGTCGCAGCGAAGGGATGCCTGGAAGCGGCCCGGGCTGAGGCGGATTTAGCCGACAGCCGGGCGCGGGCCCTGGAGGAGAAGCTGCGTATGCTCCAAGAAAAGCCGGTGGATGTGGCCGTGGAGACCGTTGTGGATCAAGATGCCATTGATAAGGCCCGGGAGGAGGCCAGGGCGCAGACGGTGGCCGAGATGCAGGCCAAGCTGGACAGGGCCAGGGAGGCGAAAGCACGGGCCGAGGAAAAGCAGAAAATCGCGGAGGATGCCTTGAAGGACGCGCGCTGCCGTCTGGAGGAGCAGGCCCGGAAAACTGCGCTGGGCAGCGGCGGTGACGAAGGCCCCTGGCACTGGTGGCCGGAGCAGCCTCAGGAGAGCGGCCTGTACTGGTGTATCACGGGCCCCATGAGCCACGGCGGGAGCCTGTACTGGTGGAACGCTGAGGAGGAGCAGTGGGAGCACGCGGCCATGGCCTTCCCGCTATCGCCGACCGTGACGATCTGGATGCGATGCCCGCAGCTCCCTGAGAGTATGGACTGGGAAAGGCAGGAGGACCCAAATGGCGAAGAATAAGAAAACACACCACCGCCCCGGACCGGGTAAGCCCCGGGGCGCGACCTATGCCCAGGTGCTGGCCCACAAGGCGGCCGTCCGGAAGGGGCTGGAGCAGGCCGCCCGGGACGCCACGGTGCAGGTACAGGCGGATACCCATACCCAGCGGGCCATGTGGCTGATGGTGTGCTCCATCGCCGACGCCTACGGCTTCGGCCCCAAGCAACTGCAAAAGTTTTTCACCGCGCTCCAGGACAACACGGACGAGCTGGAGCGGATGCGGACAGACGTGGACGAGGAATATGCCTTTGAAAAGCTCCGCCAGAAGGCGCAGGCGGTCACCGGCATGGAGGTGCATTACCTCTACGAGCAGGAGGCTCTGCTGGCTGAGATGCAGGCGGCCAAGGAGGGGGTGTCAGCCCATGAGTAAGCGGATAATCCAAACCACACCCAGCGGCGAATGGATGCCGCTGCCAAAAATGCCGGTGGCGTGAGGCCGGGAGCCTATGTCGTTGGACGGTTATGGGCCGGAGACGATAGCCTAGGCCACCGGATACAGCATATCGACCACCGCGATGTACATGAAAGAATTTTTTAAGGCTGACCATGTGAACGATGCTCATCCAAGAGCATTTGTGATGCGACCGGCGGGACGTGCAGAAGAAAAGAGCGGTGGAAAACTTGCAAGGAGGAACCTAACGATGGACGATAAGATGCGCGCCCTCCTGGGCGACCACGAGGCGACGAAACTGGCGCATCTCTCCCTCTTCTCCGGCATCGGGGGACTTGACCTTGC